TCGAATTTTTAAAGTCTCAAGAGTAACTTTAATATTCGTGAAAAGCATGGTAATATGGTTATGCTTTTATAATGGTTAATATACGAAAGATTTATTAAGGAGAGGAAGAATGGCAGAAATGAATGAAATGATTGTTGAATTTAAAAACGAAATTAATACAATTAAAAATTTAAATTTAAACAGTTTTTTTAATTATGACATTACTGTTAGACAAGAATATATTAAAAGCGTACTTACCCACGAATACTTATACAATAATTTTCGCCCCTCATCCCCAACGTTTATTGAGTATTATATTCAACTTTTCACGTTGAATTACGAATCTCCTCAAGAAAGTCATATTGTATATAATAAACAGGATTTTAAAAACAAAAGAAATATACCTTTATCTGCATGTTTGGGGTACTCTTACACAGAAACAAGAAAAATATTTAGATTGATGAATATTATTAGATTTTTATCCAACTCATCTAATTTGATACCAAACATCTCTCTAAATACTTTGTGGACGGAATTGTTTGAATACGTTCCGCCAGTTGAAGAACCAGACGAAGAACCAGTTGAAGAACCAATTGAAGAACCAGACGAAGAACCAGACGAAGAACCAGACGAAGAACCAGTTGAAGAACCAGAAGTTTATGAACCAACAAGTTTATATTCTTTATTAAACCTGTCGTTTGTGGAATTTAGGAATGCTATCAAAAACCAGTTCCCTCAACATGATGATTTGTTTGTGTTTGATAACGAACAAGTCACACCGCCTAATTTTCCTATTGAAGATATGTCGGTTTTAAGGCAAATCACGTTATCAGAACTTGCTTCTCATTATCAGTTTAGCGAAATTAAATCGTTTCTAAAATGCATTGTGTTTTTGAAATACCTAACGTTTTTTATCAGTTTTGATACAAACGATAATATTGAAGAATATATTGATAACTTTTTTGTTTCCACTCAAGTTGATTTTTACAATCAAATTTATCAAATTTTAGGGTTAACCATTCCTACTATATTAGGTTTTTCCGAAGAACAGCAAGATGAAGTAACCCAAATATTTGGTGTAGTTATAACGTATAAATATTTATCTCGAACATTGAACCTTCCAGCAGGTACTTCATTAGACAGCTATTTAGCTTTTTTTAATACTTCGAATTTGGAAACGGAAGAACCACCTCCTTATTCAGAAAGCGAAATACAAAATTTTCTAAATCTAACTTTAGATGATCTGTATTCTCAGTATCAAGGCATACAAATTTTACATATAATACAAGCTGTAGCTTTTTACATAACTACAGGTGGCGGTGAAATAAGCGAGCCACCTCCCAACCCAGAACCAAAAGAAATTGACTATTCTGTAAGCGAATCGCCAACAAACAGTATTTTCAACAATATTTTGCTGGATAGTAACGTAAGAATAGATGGAGAATCGTTTAACGATGTATTTGGCGTTGGAGCATCAACAAAATTTTTAGTATGTTTTTTAAACAACGCAGCTTATAAAAAAATGTCAGAAGAAGGTCCAAAAACACTTGTGGAATATGAAAATTTCGGAGCAACAATCAAAGCACCCATATATAAAAATTTTGGTCTTGCTATAGATGATGTCGAAACCAACCCTGATTTAGGTGAGGTTGCTTTAAACCCACAACAATCGTTTGTATATAATTTTGCCACTTCTAACACAGCAACAAAAACATTCCCTAAAGATCCTTTAATATCAGAATTAGATAGTTGGCTTAGCGGTTTAACTGTACATCATACTAATATGTTCGCTAGTTCACAAACGGCACAATTCGCAAGTTTTGATAATGCGCAATTCAATAGAGAAAAAGAATATTTCAAAACCAAAATTAAAACACCTTCAGCAACATTTAAAGCTATGGATAGAAGAAAGTATTATTGGTACTATACTGTTCCGTCAAAACCCGATTTAGGAGAAACTGCAAACGTATTTGAGGCTATAACCGAATCAGTTGCATCGACTATAGATAATCTGTTAGGAAAAATTTTTGAACTGTTAATTATAGGATTACTGTTTTTAGACCATTTTTTATGCTGGGCTTTTAATTATGTACAGTCGTTTGTGGATGAAATTATTATGGATATGTTAGCAACGTTCTATCCATTTTGTGTGTGGTTATTTTTCCAGATAAAAATCCCTATTTGGTACATTTTTGGTACTTACTGGATAACATTCACTATATTAAATTGGAAGTTCTATCCTTTCATGGGTATGTTACGCCCTGTTATTGCTACGTTTGTACATAGAAAACCTTTTGTACCTATTGCTAGGTTTATAACAAGCAATCCGATGGGTGGCAATATAGTCCTGTTGTCAAAAGAATTTACAACCAGATTCCACCAAAGTTGGAATAGGATATCTGGTATGCAGAAAGTGTACAAATCACCATATACTGTTTTAAATAAGGTCAAAATAGATAAAAACCAAGGAATAGATTTTGTATCGTGTGCGGCGCCAATGGCGTTTACTAATAGTGATTCGTTGTATAGAACTAGCGGTTATTGGGATTATAAGATTCCAGTAGCTCAGTTCTACCAAAGTTCGAAAATTACAAATCCATCAAACTCTGTTAGAACGATTTCTGGTAAACAGAATATAGATAGACGATATTTGGGATTTTCGGTTGAATCGGGTAAAGAAACTAGTGTCTGTAATTTTGGTATGCCGTTTACTATTATTTCTTTTGAGGAAAAGGATGGATAAACATGGAACTGCACGAAATAAAAAGGATTCTAAATAAAATAACGTTTAAAATACAGGTTTCTTTAAAACAAGTCGCTTCTTTGTTTTCTATTAATAGCGAAAAAATATTTGGAAAAGATGATAACGATGTCTTTTCACCTAAACTACATTCGCATAATTTTTTAAAGAAAAACACCTATGCGGAGTCAACCTTAAAACTTGGGGATTATCAGTGTTCTGATTTTTCATCCAGACATCATAACCACAGTCAGTATGTTAGCAATACTGAAAACATAAAACAAGACCAAAAAACAATCGGAAATTATACCTCAAAAAATTTATCGTTGTACAACCATAATCACGATAAATACGTTCTAAAATCTAAACTGCTGTTTAATAACGCAAGCAAACTGTATGACTACAGCAACAACGTTTTTCTTTCAGCAGTTTCTTCTTTTGCTGCCAATATTCATTCCCATTTTGATTATGTTCCGTATGGTTCTAAAACAAAATTTGCAAATGGATTAATCGCTACAAAATATAACATTAATAACGAAATATTAGAACCTTCTCAACAGATCTTAACACAACAATCAATATCTAAAAAAAATCATGACCATAACAATATCTATTTAACCAAAAGCCAAGTAACTGAAGTTTTTATGCCAAAAGATTTTAAAATTTCAGAATCAACAGGATACCAAGATAGCCAATCTAAATACAAGATACGTATATACAGATATATACCTAATCATTCAAAAAAAGAAACAGCTACAGTAGAAACGTTTGATACAAATCTTCTCACTTCCAAAGAGTTTGAAACACAATTCTTGGGTGTTAATGAAGGTGACGTGTTTGGGTACATGAATTTGAACGAATTTCATGGTGCATGGCGCAGAAACTATTTTGAGAACACTCAAATGAACTGGGCAAGTTTTCCAGGGGATTTAAATAAAAGAATTGGGTTAGATATAACCAATATGTTTTCACAAAAAAGTATTCCTGGCAATGATAATACAAACACATTACTCAGTGGATTGATAAACAAATCAGGTACATTAGACGGAGTTAATTTAAACGATATATATGGTACTAACGGTTCGACTCAGTTCATCATATTGTTTGCTAATAACGCTACTCAAAAGAAGTTAAACGAAGTTGGTCCTAAACCAATAATAGAATTTACACCTGATGTTCAAACGGTTAACGTCGATATATTCCATTCTATGAAACAAGCATTTGATAACGCTGGAACTTCTCAAGGAAGTATAGAAACTAAAGGACCAAACTCTTTTTTGTATGGTGCTACGTCTAGAACTATGATACACGAAGAACCTGTTTCTACATTTAAGACCAAAACAAAAAGTTGGTTGGATTCAAAAGAAACCTCTGCCGGGTTCAGATTGTCTGCGCCACAATGTTCGGGACATCGTTCTACGTTTTATAACAAAATTGACAGTTGGTACAATTCGAGTAGCAATTTTCCCGGTGGGAAAGACAAAGTTCAACTTAAGGGGTTGAATAGAAACGAGTATTACTGGTACTATAATGTTCCTGCCAAACCAGATCTTGGTGAGAGCGCTAATATTTTTGAAACGATAACCGAAGTTGTTGGTATGGCAATACAAAATTTTGCAACTAAATTATACGAAATCTTTACTATATTACTGTTAGTAGTTGATTATTTCTTGTGTTTTGGTTTAAATTTCATTTTGTCGTTAGTAGATGACTTGTTAAGAACTTTTTTAGATGCAATTACTTTTTTTCAAATTTATTGGGCTATTAATATACTGAATTTAGCAACATTTGAAATAAATATAATGCCGGCTAAATTCCTATTTTCTTTGTACGATATGTTTTTGTTTAGAAAACCTTATGTACCTATTGCAAAGTTTGCATCTTCAAACCCTGTTGGGGGAAATATGATTTTGCTGTCAAAAGAGGTTTCTACGAGGTTTAGTACCGAGTGGAAAAGAATAATAGGTTATACTCCAATTATAAGGACACCTTATCAAATGTTGAATTCTATAAAAATTGGCAAACCTCATCAATCTAAATCATATACGTTTATTAATCCTAGTTCAAATTATTTCTTTTCTAAAGATTACGTTCAAGTTTTAAATTCTTGGAGAATACAAACTGGAACGCCAAGGTTTAAAGAGCCTCATTTGTTAAAAAACGGGAGACTATCATATGAACTCATACCTATACACACTGATCTTGATTGGAAATATTTGAACTTTTCAGTGCAAGATAGCGGAACAGAGTTTCAAGTGTTTAATTATGGAATGCCGTTTACTTTAGTATCGTTTGAGGAGGATATTTGATGCCTAATTTAATATACGATGAAGCTCAAAAAATTAAGTTGTTAAACTATATTTTAAAAGCCTCACAAGACACTGCTATTAACACTGCAGAAATTGTAAATATTATAAATTCGTTTAAGACAACAGAAATATTGTTACCGTCTGTTTCTAAGTTTCTAGTTCCATATTCGCAGTATACATATAAACTAATGAATGCAAAACTATCAGAATATGCTTTGAAAAATCATGAACATCCCGAATATATAGAAAAAGGCGAAGTTATTGACGGCGCATACCATTTAACTGACGGTACAACAGATTTTTCACCTTCTGATTTGGCTTTAGACGGACACACTCATGATTATGTAAAAGAAGATGACGTTATAACAGTAACAGAGAATTTATCTGGGCAACCGTACAATGCGTTTGCTAGAAAGGAACATGACCATCCTGAATATTATAAAAAAGACGATGTTGTCCCTTATGCGGTTGAAATAGATAACAAACGAGTCCAGGATTTTGCGTTTAAACAGCATAATCACGGTGCCGATTATTATCTGAAAGACGATGTTGTAGAAGACACAACGGCTCTAAAAGATGACAACGGTAATGTGTATACAGATTCCTACTTCAGCCCTAAAGAACATAACCATGATGATGTTTACTATACAAAAACTGAAACACTACAAAAATTTCTTACATTCGATGAACCTATTCCACTATCAGACTACATTAAGGTAGATGTGTATAACGTATACGCTTCTGGCAATATAGATCCCGGACGTCCAGAGGCTTATCTGAATTTGCAATATCCGTACAACAAAAACGGATTCAAAACAGGTTCGTCTATACAAGCTAGAACTAATTTAGTTAAATCAAATCAATTGGCAAAAGTGGTTAAACTTAACACTTCAATCAGCAGAGGACGATACGTACAATTCTCATTATCGTTAAATAACAGTCTTCTACCAGATGGTAAACATTTTGGGGAAATACTCGGAATTTTAGTGCAACAAAAACTTATAGGAATAAACGTTTCAAATGACGGTATTGCACCACCTAATTATGTGATGGTTGCCTGGGATGGATACAACATAAAGATCTATGCTTACGATTTTCCTCAAAGCTCTGCAGTTGATGTGGATTTGTTGATATTTGTAGCAGTTAATTAGTTAGAAAGTGTGGTGATTTCAATAATAAAAATATACGATACTGTACCTATTGATAAGTTAAATCCTGAAAAAATGTATAGTTTGATTTTAGTAAATAAAAGTTCTGGCAAACCTTATGCGGTTTGGCAATCTAATAACCTTGCGTTTCCTGAAACAGATGAGGAGACTGTTGTTGTAGCTGTTGATGCGCCTAAAAGAGAAGTTGAAACTCAATTAAGTTCTATGTTTTTCTATAAAACGGCATTCTATAAATCGTGGGAAAGATATCCAACTAAACTTACTGTATATGAAAATCAGTCAACACAATTATTTTTAAAAGCACCTGAACCAAAAAGTGTACCAGTGTATATTGAAATTGAAAGAGACGAATTGATAGAAACAAAATCCGATGAAAATGGCGAGGTTAAATATACTATAGAGTTTAATCAAATAAAAAAGTATGGTGACTATTTCAAAATACGTGTATACAACAACGAATGGGGACGCGCAACTACAACAGTTAGCGTAATACCTTTGTCGGAATTCAATTATAAACTTACAAATACTATGGATAACTCTTCGGTTGTCAAACTAGAAGAAGCTATAACCCAAATGTTAAGCAATCCAGATAATATTGATCAAACAGCTGTAATGGTTAAAAACCTTCTTAACGGATTTAAAAAACTTGGTCCTACAACCACTGCAACTAATCTATTTAGTGTGTTAGACCAGCTTGATAAAGACGTTGACTCTAATGAACTTTTAAAGCATATTCAATCATCTGTTCCGGAGATAGGAAAATTGTTATCTGAAGATAAGAATTTTATTGCTGAAATAGAAAAGATAGCTAAAGAAGAAGGCGCTGACAAAATAGATTATTCTACAATTTTAAATATTTTATATAAACTGTCAAAAAAGAAATAAGGAGAGGATAACAGTGGAATACGTAATGGTGATAGGAGAGAAACAGTATACAAAAAATTATATTGACCATTTTATTAAACAACAACCCAATTATGAACTGAACGGGAAACACGGCGAGATAGAATTTGAAATATCGCCAAGAACATTTATGTTAAAAGATAACAAAAAGTCACGCAGGTATAATCCTGGTTCTAAAAGTTATTTAGTACCTGTAATAGTTGTTCAAAAAACAAGATTGTCTACAGGAGATAAACTTGGTGAAGAATTTGTTATAGGAGTTGTAGATGCAGTATCAGGATTCAATATGCTGTTTATAATTGACGAGGATTTACAAGAGTATACATATTATGAAAATAAAGAACTTGCACAAAAAATTCTCACCAAAATCAATGGAGGTAATGGTGATGATGAGAAAATACGGAACGCTTGATACTAAATTAGAAAACGTATTAGCAGATGCGAAAAACAACGGAAAACTATCAGATGAACAATTTGGGAAGTATAAAGACATTCTTTTAGAATATGGGTTCATCGACCAAAAAGGGAATCTTACAGACTCAGCTTTTGAATATTTGGAATATCGACATGGACCCACAAGATAAAAAAATAGAATTATACCCTTCAGAATTTGCGCAAAAAATATTGAGATTTGAAAATCAAGAGTTTACTTTAGAAGGACGCGAGTTTTTTCGACCGTTCTTTGACTTTGAGTTTCCTAGATTTTTAGCGAAATGTGGCAGACAGGTAGGAAAATCCGTTACTCTAGGTGCTAAATATATAGTGGAAGCTACGACAAAACCGTTTTTTAAAATATTGCATGTTACACCAACACTCAATCAAGTAAAAGTTTTTTCAACGCAAAAACTAAAACAGTTCATAGAATTTTCGCCTATAGTCAAAAAATATTATATGCAACCCAGAAAGTCTGTTGATAATGTATTCCAAAAAGATTTTTCGACAGGTTCACAAATTATTCTTAGAAGTGCTTATTTAACAGCAGACCATATAAGAGGAATATCTGCTGATTTAGTTGGACTAGACGAAATTCAAGATTTGATCACTGACCATATACCTGTTATATTAGAAACTTTAGCCGGTTCAAAATATAAATATCAGTTTTTTACTGGTACACCAAAAAAGTTTCAGAACCCTATTGAAGATACTTGGAATGAAAGTACAAAAACCGAGTACGTAATCAAATGCGAACATTGTGGAAAATGGAACATTATAGACGAAAACAATATAGGGTTAAAAGGACTGATATGCAACAATACGCAATGTGCTAAAAGTTTAGATGTACGAAACGGGGAATGGGCTAATATGGTAGATGACGCTTATTTTGTTGGTATTAGAGTACCGCAGGTATTATCCCCTACATCTGATTGGGAAGATATTTTGCATAAACAAAAAAGTTATTCTACATCAAAGTTTTATAACGAAGTGTTAGCCTTACCATATGATGATGCATCATCGCCTTTTTCCGAAGAAATGTTAAGAGTTGCCAGCGAAAACAGGGCTATGGATACATCTTACGATAACAAAACGTTTGTAGGAAAACCTATGTTTATGGGTGTTGATTGGTCAACATATTCTATGCAAGAAAACGGTTTAGAATCGTATACAGTGGTAACTATCGGTGGATTTGATGCGAAAAATATATTTAAAATTGTGTATTGGAAAAAATTTAAAGGTAAAGAATCTGAAATGACGTATATACTATCGTATCTTTTGCAACTGGTTAAAGCGTTTAGAGTGAAATTTGTCGGAGTAGATTGGGGAGTAGGCGCTGGCGGAATTAACGCACAGTTGAGAAAAAATTTGTTATCGACAAACTCTAACTTCGATCCTGTATTAGAGTTTTCTCTTAACGGAAACCTCAAAACATTAATAAAATGGGATGGCGTTGGGTATAAGTTTATTGTCAATAGAACTCAATCTATGACAAACATAATTTCAAGAATAAGAGAAGGCAGAATTAAGTTTCCTAGGTTTGAAGATTGGAAAGATGAAGCACAGGATTTTTTAAATGTTTACCAAGATTATAATGAAAAAAGGCGTGAAATATATTATTCACACGAAAAGAACAAACCTGATGATTCGTTTCACGCTTTAAACTTTTGTTACTTAGCAGCACTTATAGGTACACAGCAAATAGATCCATACGCAGCTAGAATTTCGCAAGACCCCGTTGCAGATGACCAAGGGTTTTGAACGCCAGTGTTATAATTTTGTTGAATATTCTTGACTTCGACGAGAAAGGAGGTCAACCATGTGGAAGATCTAAAAACTAGAATAGATATACTTGCAGCAGAAGCCGCTAATAAATGTCTAGAATCCGAAGATACTCAACCCGATATTATAATCGCACAAATTTCTATTGATAAAGGGATGAATAGAAATGAAATAAAAAGGTTAATAGAACGAACCAATCAGTTAATACAACTAAAAATGTTCGAGAAAAACCAGCTCGAATTTCCTATTATCAAATTAGAAAATGTTCTTCATTTTATACGGAACGGGTTTTCAGGAAATTCTATAGATGATATTCAAAGTGAATATGTGGTTCCGGATTTTATTAAAGATGACTGGATAATAGAAAATATTGATTGGGACGAAGTTGGTGGCGGCGAGCAAGAATCAAAAGAAGATGTTAAAAAACGAATTGTTTTCATCTTAAAACACCAAGGCAATTCTGATGGACAAGTCAATGAAACACCAAAGAGCATATACGCAGACTATCCCAAACAAGCGGCTGAACTTATAGAACATCTCAAAGTTGCTCAAAGTAATATGTACTCACAAAATTTAAAGCAAAAACTCAAAGTACAAGAAATTGAAAATCTTACAAAACAAATTTTACAAAAAATATCTCCAAAACAGTTGAAAGCCATTTTGTATGATTACATTGATAGACAAAATGCCGATTTTGCTGTTAAATCTAAAGCAAAAAAGTTTCTTGACAAAATAATAGCAAAAGTTTCTAAAACAGCAATGCCTAAATCTGCTAGTGATACGCAGTTAGATACTAAAAATTTCGAGTATATAGCAAAAGGTCTCAGAAGTCAAGAAGATAAAGATAGGTTGTCTTATAAATTAGCTTTATCCGAAGAGTTAGAAAAACTCGGTGCCGAAAAACTTGCTTATGAATTACTTAAATATCCCAATTTACGGTACTATCAAGACAAGCTGTTAAATGACATTGAACAAACCAGCCTTGTTTTAATGCAAAAACACGCTATGCAAAAAACTGCCGAAGAATTAGACGTGCCTTCTATTGATGTTCGAGAAATGGTAAACAAAACATTTCAGACATTATCTGAATTTGAAAAATATGCTGAGATTCAGAATGACTTTTTTTATACGTTAAATGAACTAAACGAATTTATCAATTTCAACGATGAAGAGACACCCTTAGTTAAAGAGGCAGAAAAGGCTATTGTACAAGCCGTAGACACATTTCAAAAAAACGTCAAGAAGATTCCTATATACGCAGGGATAAAAGGCGCTGTATCGGGTGCATCCGTTGCTGGTTTGCTGACTGGTGCTAAAAGCAACAAAGAATTAAAAAAAAGGTTAAAAGATCTAGAAATAATGTACGAACAAGGAAAAATCCCGTCGAAAGAAGAATACGAAAGAAAAAAGAAAGAAGCCAAACGTCAATATTCATTTGCAAGGCTGGGAAATTTAGGACTTGGTGCTACTGTTGGTGGATTGCTGGCAGGGAGTTCGGCAGCTGTTAAAGCGGAACGGATGGTTAGAGATTTAAAGACTGGAACACTTCCGGGTAAAGACTTTAAGAAAGTTGTTGGATTATCGCCAGAAAAAGCTGCTACTAAAATTGAAGATGACGTTATGAAAGAAATCAGTAAGTTGCAAGGCAGGAAGGTATACGGTAGTGGAATAATCGGCGGAACGTTAGGCGCTATGCCTGGCGCATTTATACCTGATTATTACAAGAAAGACAAAAACGATATAACATAACAAAGGAGGATTCAAAATGTTAAAACACGAATTTGCGAAACTAGCAAATGATTTACCAACATATTTTGAAACAAGCGATAACGAGTTGAGAAAGACTGCGTCTGAAGTTAACTTGGAACTACTTAATGGTTCATATACAGCTAGAGATTTGTTGAAAATAGCTACTATGGACATAGTTATAGCTAATGATATTTTAAAAAGCTATAGAGACAATTTTGTTAAAGATGATATGGAAAAGAACGCTTCTTTTGCTAAAAGGGCATATGAAGAAACAGGATATCTAACAAAAGTTGCAGAGTTTTTATCTAAATGTTTAACTGATGATGAAAAACAAGAAGTACTTGTTTCACTAGATTTTATAGAAAAAAGAGCTGCTGACATAATGTTAGAACAAGGACTGTTCGGAGAAAAAAATAGAATTCGAACAATAGCTAACGAAGTTGGAACACCTTTAGATTTGATAAAAGAAGCAGCTTATGCATTAAAACTTGTTTCAGATAATATTAATTATTAATTTGAAAGGAGGGAGGCAAAAGAACAACTTGTTGCCGGTGATATGTTAGTAGATGAATTTTTGAAAGTTGCGGCATCGTCAATTCAAAAAACAGATTTAAGTAAGTTATTTACAAAATCTGATTTGCCTCACCCCTCCGCTCTTGGAAAAAGTGTTAAAAAAAGCGATGTAGTTAAAGCATTAAAAAGTTCTAATGTTGCTGCTGATAAAATTAAATTTAAAACAGCTCCACCAAAGTTCAAGTGAAAGGAGCGGAATACGGATGCCTGACGTGAATAAACAAGAACAAGAACTAAGTTTGGCAGACAGCTTTTCTAAACAACTACGGAATATTTCTGGTGGATTCTCTGATTTTGGTAGTGGTATAGAAAGTGCCTTAAGAATTTCAAGTGGTGTTAATAGACCTGTTATTTCAAGAAACGAAATAATGCAATTAGAAAGAATATTTTCTTTAAAATACCCACAATGGAACAGGGCAGAGTTACAAAAATATTTACTAACAATAGCTCAAATTGCACCTAAATTATTCTATTCTCCATATGCTATTGAAGAAATATTAAAAAAGGCTTTTAATTACGGCGGTTTAGAACCCGGAATGCTTTTACAATATGCAAATATGACTAGGGGTTTGTGATCTATCATGTGGAAAGATCTTACAGGTTTCTCTTTAACTAAAGAAGAAAACGCTTTTGTCATTGATGATGAATATATTCTAACAAAAACAGCGGGATTGAACACATTAACAGCGGAAATTGCTGAATTTGGGCAAAACTTAGAAAAACAGCCTAATACAAAATATATAGCTGTAATTGCGGTTTCTGCAGGAGAAACTTGGGGTGCTAACAAAAATGGAGATTATTTTCCACGAGAAGAACTTATAACTAATTACAAAACATTTGAATCGGGTCATTTTTTTGATCAACATGATAATAAAGACCCGAAAAAATCTTATGGTAAAGTTGTAAAAGCGTTTTGGAATAACCGCATGGATAGAGTAGAACTTGTAGTCGCAATAAATCTAAACGACCCTAAAGGTCAAAAGTTAATGGAAGATCTGGAGAAAGGAAATACTATAGATGTGTCAATGGGATGCGTTGTGCCTTTTGACGTATGTTCTATATGTGGAAATATAGCAACAAAACGTTCGGAATATTGTGAACATTTGAAATACAAAATGAATTCTATTCTCCCAGACGGCAGAAAGGTTTACGCTATAAACATAAAACCAAGATTCTTTGATATTTCTAGGGTTGGTAGAGGTGCAGATGTGACGGCTAAGATTTTCGCTAAAGTTGCATCTTATGAAGAAGGGAAAAATGCTGCTATACAAAAAGAGATTCCAGCAGAACATGTTAAAGAAGTCGAACCCGAAGATATAAAACGTTTTTTTGATATTATGTTTCTCAAAGACAACCCGATAGATGAAAAAGAATATAAAAGAATTTCTGCATATTCTCCCGAAGATGTAGTAAAAACATTTGCGTTATTGAAAATACCTTTAAGACCAAAAGAAATAAAGAGAATAGTCGGTCCTGGGATATATATAGTTACAAATTCTCCTGAAACTTTTTTCAGATATTTTGAGAATGGTAAGTTTAACCATGAGTTAGTCAGGTCGATGTTATCATTGATTAAACGGAGAAGTTTTTTGCCTTTCTTTTTACCGTTTCATATTCAACAAAGAGATTTGCATGAAATAGAATCAGATGATTTTAGAGATCCCGGATACATTGGATATGAAAAAATAGCCGAAAAATATAATAACGTAGAAATAAACGATATCATACAAATGCTCAACGAAGCTATGCTAGGTTTAACTAGAGATATTTTTACTAACTCAGGTAAAAACTTAAGGAAAATCGAAGAACAAATATACAGAGCAACAATGCAAAGACAAGATTATTTATACAACAAAGCATTAAATGATTTTGCTGCTGCTGTAAAACATCAACCATATTATGCAGCAGATCCCAATAAAGAACATTATAAAATGGTTTATAAAGCGGCATCAGAAAAAGGAATAAATATGTATAGTGATTATTTAACTAATTTTTTTATACAAAAACAAGGAGGTATGCTTAATGAAGTGGCTTACAAATGATGATTTTGAGAAATTAGCACAAGACGAATATTTTATCAAAGAAGCTTCACAAAAAACTGGTGGGTTGGTTAAAACAGCTGAAGATGCAGAATTATTCAGACAAGGACAAATCCTAGGTATGGGTATGAAAGATGGATTTAGAGGTGCTATTGTAAAGTTAGCAAGTGAATTATCAGATGCCTTAATTGCTGATAATGTAGCTCCTGAAAATCCTGATCCAAACGTTGTTACACCAACACAAGTACCAACTGTTGATGTTGTAGATCCTGCTTTGGCTTTACAAGAGTTAAAGAATTTAGCTGACCAAATGTTACCTGGAGAATTTTATCAATTTATAGTTGAAAATGGTTTAGAACCAGTTATTGAAAATATACCTGAATTATCCACGAAATATTTGGAAGGACAAAGAATAATAGAAGGCGAAAGCGCTAGAATACGTGGCGAACAACAATCTATGGAAGCTATTGGCATTCCTGCTGAATCAACCATGGGGAATCAAGCAATAGAAGAGTTAAGAGCTCCAGAAATGCCTGAGAACTGAAAGGGGAGGTGACCCCTGTTGAACGGAGTAATAGGATATATACTTTTAAAAAACAATCTGATAAAGCAAGCGTCAGGAGAGACAAAAGTAGTTCAGGAAACTGCTGAGGCTGTTCAAAAATCTAAAGACAAAATCCTTGATAAACTTGTTAAAGTCACTCAAGTAACGTCGGGAACCATGTCAACTATTGGTGCTGGTGTAATGTCTTATGCAGGATTACAAAGATTAAAAGAAAACAAAAGAATAGCTCAAAATCAACAAGAATTAAAAGAAATGCAATTGAGACTTTTAGAGAGGCAAGCAGCTTTAAAGGGTGATGATTCGGTTATACCACATCAATCAGTTCCGTTACCACAAAATGCGTATCCTGAAGCGGAGTTTAAAATTGCTGCTGAAAAAAGTCCTAAAGATGAATTTGACAATTTTCTTGATTCAATTTTGGGTCCGACAGAAGAAAACAATGAAATTGAAGAGTCTTTAAAACCAGCAGCCGATCCTAAAAAGGTAACCAAGCAATTAGACACCAACAAACGTACATCTCAACCAAACTTAAAACAACAAGAACAAGTAATTAAAAAAGCTTCCGAATTAGATAGAGAATCTATTATAACCGATGTTCTGGAAAAGAAAGCAACTCTGCAATGTTTACCGATTTCGGAAATAACCAAAGAGTATAAAAAGATGTCAGAACTATCCGATGAAGAACTTTTGAAGGAAGCCGAGAGATGGAATGAAGCGTTATTGAATAACGAATTAAACGTTGCTGAACCTTACAATGTTGGTGTTGATGGAGAAAAAACTTCTGCCCAATTGATGAACCAACTAATAGATTTAATTAAAACGGAGGTGTATTAAAGTGGCTAGATTCGAGCTTTTACAAAGCCTAACAGAAGTTAAACGAATAAGCAAACAAATAGATTCAAATATTGTTGACGACGAAATAAAAAAAGAAATGTTTCAACTAGGAACTCCAGTAGCTATTTTAAATGACGAATACAAACAAATTCCTTATGATGGATATGGGCTTGTATATTGGGTTATTTCTGACGTCAAAAGAGAAGCCCAAGTTTATGGTTCTGGAATAGCAAACGATGTTCTGGCTTCAAACGGGTTAACGGCATTTTATGGAAAGGCTAGAGTTATAACAGATAATTTCGTTGCTGATACTGGCACAGCGTATGCAGCTGGACAAGAATTATTTGCCGTTACTGAAGATGAACTCACAAAACTAAGTAATGTAGCTCCTACTCCAACATCTGGAGAAGTAGTTAGGGCAGTTGCGTTGGTTGAAGATGTTATAACTGAAGGTGCCAGTGTAACAGCATTAAAAATAATGATATTATAATTTTTCTAAACTCCAGGAGGTGTATCTAATGTCAAATATGAAAATTGACGAGCTATTAGCTTCTATTGGCGGAGTTCAAAAGTTTAACAGAGTAATTTCAAACGTTTTTTTTGAAAAGAATGCCGCTGATGACAATATTGGAAAAACAATTATAGATTTAATAAAAACTGAATACAGGGAAGGACTATTTTTACCTCAAATTATAACACCTAGAACAATTACTCCAGCTTCTTTAGACCAAGACCCAGCAGGTAGAAGTTTAATGTTATATGTAGAAATTGAACCTGATCTAAGTGAGGAAGCTGTATTTGGTGATTTTCTTGCTGAAGCCGAAACTAAAAGAGTAGTTGGAGAAAAAATCCCTGTTTATTTTTACAAAGTTATTTCTCCTCAGATTGAATTTACTCAAGAGGAATTATGGGCTTATAAGTATCCGTTTACTGAAGTAATTAAAAACAGACTTACTTATAATTTTGAGAAAATCATAGAAAAGAAATTTATTCAAATGTGTAGAGCAGCTGTTGCAAGCACATCTCAAAAGGTCACAACTTCTTTAAGTGGAACTAATTTTTCATTTAAGAAAGCTATTATGGACGTTATTAATTTCCTGGATGTAGCTGACAAACCATTAAAGACCGACAAGCTTCTTATGTCTGTGAAACTATATAATGATTTAATTACTTTGCCTGCATCAGTATTAGGTGACGAATTAACTAAAGAAACATTTGTAAATGGATATAGCTACAATACAATTATGAACAGAAAGTTCACAACAACCAATAAGAAAGATATCGTACACGAAAACGAAGTATTTGCGTTTACTGAAGAAGATTATCTTGGAAAACTATTCTATCTACAAGAGGATTTAACTTTCTGGCATAAAGTAGAAAAGAATATTGCTATGTTCCAAATTTGGAGTAACTTAGGAATGAGCATAATCAATCCTAAAGCTGTTGCATTATTAGAAATGAATGATTAAAATCTCTCACATAAGTATCCCCTTTCCAGTTGTGGTAAGGGGTTACATTTTTAAAACATAAGGAGGGTAGTTGTTATCTTTGATATACGGATAACAAGCATAGTATGGCATTTTTTAAAGTGGTTAATGCAAAATTAAGAGTGTGGAGTAAAAACAGTATTTATGATGTTGGTGAGACTTTTAGAGCCGATTTGGTAACAGCCGAAGATGTTTTAAAAGACGAACTAGAGAAAGCTCTGAAAAATGGATATTTGGAAATCATTTCATTCACTGACGAGGAAGTATCTCAGGGCTATGAAAAATACTATACACAATTACAAAATGAAGGAATGAAAAAAGTTAAAGAAGAAAAAGAAGATGAAAAGAACTTTATAGAATCTTTAAAACCCACTAATAATCCAGTAGAAGACAACGCAAAATTCACAGCAGTAAAAGTTGAAGGGCTCAGAGGTAGAACTGTCGCTAGGATATAAGGAGGTATGAGTTGTGATAAAAAAATATAAAGTGAAAAATCTTTCGGATTTTAATATACGCATAGTAGGTAGGTCAGCACTAATTAAACCTCGTGAAGAAATTATAGCTGAAACTGACGAGAACGTTGAGGAGCAATTAGTAGATAATCTAACCAAACTACAAAAATTAGGATATTTGACTTTTGAAAAAATAGAAGATAAAACAGTTGCCGTTGAACCCAAAAGAAAAAAAGAACCAGAACCTGTAATAAAAGAAGAAGTTGAACAAGTAGAAGAAGTTGGAGAACCAGAAATAAAGTTTTCCGAAAGAAACACAAAATCAGAACTAATAGAAATAGCCGAAAAAATAGGTATAGAAATATCGCCTAAAGCTTCAAAAAAAGAGATATTAGAAGTGTTGGAGGAAAGTCTGGAAAACACTGATAATTAAAGGTTGGATTTGATATGGCTATTATAACGAATAGAAACAAAATACAAACTTATAATTACGCCTATATGCAAAATATCTTAAAAGCGGTTAATTTTATAGACCAAAACTTATTCTATGAAACTATATACGCTAAAAATTTTGCTGTAATGAAATCTGACGTTCCTTCAACAAGAACCGAACACTTGATAGCCATCAATTTTGGTGACTATACACTTGCTGGGATCTATAAATATTACATAGATTCGGTTAGACGAATTTCAGGAGATTATCCAGAATCCAACAAAATTTTAGAAGATGTATTTTTCACGGATTGCCAGTATATAGACTTAATAAAACTTACACTTGATGAGGTTAACTTAACTCCACCTATAACTAAAAAGATAACTATTAAAGAAGCGTATGGGAAAATTGATAATGTAATCATTTATGGTACACTTGCACACGCATATGCAAGATTGGCAGATATGGCTGGCAGAAACGTTATACCATGGCAAGGTGGAGAGTTGGCAATTAACTTAGATAAATCTCCACATTTCGATAAGTGGTTTGAGGTATATAATGCCAAATATACTCATTTTCTTTCAGAATACAAACGTCAAGCCAACATAGATAGCGGATGGGGATCTTATAGTGGTTGGGGATGGTTTTGGTGAAATACATAAAGGATTTTCAAGTCTGGACTGATCCGCTAGGATACATGTTAACGTGGCAGTATAACAGTGAATATCAATTGGATGCTGAACGTTGGGATGTGTGTGTGGAGCGTGCTCTAGATGTACCGGAAAATGTTACTAAGGTTATCGAACTACCTGATTTTGTAGAGTTTTATAGAGACATTCTGTACAAAGACGATTCCCATTATTTTAACAAAAGTTTCTGGTATACCCTCGTGTTAAAAGATAACAAAACTGGTGAAAAATATAAAACTGAACCGATATCTATTCTAGAACAAGAAGATTCTATCACTAAATCAATGCGAAAAGATTTAAAAATACAATTTGAAAAAGGCGGAGGTACACACGGATATTTGTTTAAAATGCGACGTGGTGGAAAGATATGTGAATGTTATAATCCGCTGTTAAAAAAAACTGGAAACCCAAATTGTACAAAATGTTATGGTACGGGATATTTAGGTGGATATTTGCCGGGAATAGAGTTTTACGGCACATATTTAATGCATTCTAATCAAACACTAAATAAGAAACCTATTCTAACAGAAAACAGCATTTCAGTACTGGCTAACCTAATAATCCCAGCGTATGAAGGAGACTTTTTGTATTTCGATATAAGAGATGTCTTGGTAAAAATATCAGCAAGCAAAATAGTGTCTCACGGTTCGTCAATCTTATATCAATCAATTCTAGGACAAACAGGTGAAAGGTATGATATTTTACGTAGATTCTTATCGGTTCACCTTGGACCGAATAGGCAAAGGGAACGAACTTATATACCTTTTAAAATGGGCTGATTCAAATTATACTTCGGCTAAAGTTGTTGCTAAAAATATTATGGATAACCTTAAATTGACTCTGCTAAAGGATCGTCGGTTATCAACAAGAGGAATAAAAAAATTTTTAGATAAAGTTGAAGTTAGACCAGAAGTAAATGGTGTGCGTATAGTGTCTGGAAACAAAATTTTTAATTTTTTAGAGGTCGGAACCAGACCCAGACAAATGACATATTTGTTAGGTAAAAGAGTGCCTATAAAAACAGAAAGTGGTGAAACAATAATAAGATATGTTTCTCAAGAATCTCTAGAACGTGGAGGATGGTGGAATCCCGGTATACAACCGAGATATTATATAAGGGATACTGTTGTCGAAAGTGTAGAGGAAGCTGTTTTAGAGGCTAGACAAAATTTGGGAGTGGTATTGCCATGGATTCAAGCAATGCAAAGGAACATAACAGCTCTTTTCATGAGGATGCTGCGTCAATTTTCTTAGACCATTTACATTATTTTATGAAAGAAATAATGGGATATAACGAAGAGGAATACGACCTTCGTTATGCTTTTAATTCTATCTCATTGAACAATTCGGGTAATAAACGAATAATTGTTATTATAGATATTACTGGTATAACAGACACTACAAACTATTTTCCTAACCATGATGGTGCAGTTACTTTTCGTTCAGGACCACACACCTTACTTCTATCATCCAACGCTATTATCAGTTTTATAACCGATGACGAAATAGAAGGTTATAGACTGGCAACTAATTATTTTTTGAACATAAAAAGGTATAAAACAAAACTCGAAAAATATTTTTTCAACGATATAGATCCTGTTGGGATTGGTTCTGCTATGTTGATTCAAGAACACGGAAATAAAGCAATGTATAACATACCGGTCCAAATAGATTTTACGTTTAATTACAAACTATTTTTTGAAAACAAAGAAGCTACATTTGATACTGTAAAAATCGTAAGTAAGTTTGCTGACAAAACCAAAAAATCCGAGTAAAAAATACAAAAATGTTAGAATTCAATTAAGAACAATTTAGGAGGTGCCTAAATGGCTTACAAAGCTCCGGGATTTAAAGTAAAACAACAATATGTGCAGCAAGAAAAACTTGCTGCTAATCCACCTGTTTTTCCAACAGGCGTAATAGGCGCTAGCAACATTATCGTTGAAGGACCAGACGCTGTTGTTAAAGATTACAACGGTAAGAGAATTACATACAGAACTAACGGCACACAACCATTGAGAATCGATTATCCTAAGAGAGATCCTATCTATGACGAAGTCGATTTAAGCTCTGTAAGAATATATCTAATACCAGCTAATACATCGATGAATATTGGAATAAGACATTTTTCAAGAGATTATATTCGCGGTTTTGCTGGAACTAAATTAGATGCTATAGATGTACCATACGTAGATATAACACAGGTAGTTAGAGACCTTTCATGGACTGATCCTGTATCTGGAGATACTATTAGTTCAGGTATAAGGGAAAATGAAATTTTGATTCCTGCGTTATTATTAGATGGTAATGGTAATTCACCTGTTCCACATAATTTAAGTGGAAGTACTACAAGTATCGTTATAAATACAGACGGAACTTCAGAAAATAACTTTGCTATAGTTGTTGAATATCAAGCAACAAAATCGCCTACAATTAAAAAGACTCAGGAATTTTCATTGTTAATGGGGAATATGGATGTCGGACAAACAACATTTCAAACTAATGATTATCCAATACTATTTTCATCTGCTAATCCAACACAATATCTTAAAGTGTACGCTACATATGTTGATGACAGTGATCCTCAAAACCCAGTAGACGTTCAAGAAGATTTCGTGTATTATGATAATTTTGTAAACGATAAAGATTTTTCAGAATCTGGAGTAACCTCACCTGAGTATTGGGTTGATCCATACAAAGGCATAATATTTATAGAACCTACATATAACATGGTAGGTAAGACACTTCATATAGAATATAATACAAATAATCCTATTTATTCGTCATTACAGTATGTAGAAACAGTAGATGATATAGAAAGCAAATTCGGTGTTATACACCCACTTAATCCTATCGCTTTCGGAACATATTTAGCTGTCAAAGGATCAGAAAGAGGTGTATATGCCGTAGCGACAACTTGTTCAAATTCAACTTATTATGGTGTTTTTGATTTAGACGATGTAGTTGATATAGAAGAAAAGTTAGATATGTTAGCGGAACGTGGCGTATATTCATATGTTGTTCTGTCTAATTTTGCTATTCTGCCTATACTAGACTCTTTTGTTAAAAAGCGAGAAGAGAAGTTGGATTATGTCAAAACCGCTATAGGATTTTGTGGATTTGAAGATCTATCAGAAACTGGATTTTCTTCTGATAATAAAACGGTTATTGTAAACGATGCGTTGAGAAAGGTAAGCGGAATCAACGAAAAAAGAATAGATGTACTGTTTAATCCAGTACTAAAAACTAATTTTTATTCGTTTGAATACCCTGTACCGGGAGTATATGGTGCTGCATCTTTAATGGCACTAACTGGTAAGTTGATGAACGATTCTACTCCAATGTATCAATTAACTTATCAAAGTCTGCCATTGATATCAGGAATTTATTATCCGCTAAACAACAGGCTTTATTTTAGTCAAGACCAAATAACGACATTATCTGCAAACGGGTATATTGTTTTAGAACAAGGGATTTCTGGATACCCAACAATAGTCGATCAAGTTACTTCCGATACACTAGATGAAAAAGGAAGAGAACATTCAGTTGTAGCTTCTGTTGACTGGTCTTCTAAAGATATAAACAATTTGGTTCAAGAAAAAATAAAGAACTCTCAGACATTAACCACATCAAAACTAACGTTGATAGTTGATATGATTAATGAAAGATTAAAGCAGCACGCCGCAATGGGGTTAATCAGCGATAATGTTCAAGTAGATAGTTTTGGTATAGATCCCGAAAATCCAAAGTTTGTATACTTGGAAATCAATTACTTCCCAGAACTCCCAATGAAAGGCGGTACTGTTATACTCAGAATTCAAACATTATAAAGGAGAGCCTCTCTCCTTTATGTTTCCTTTAAGGAGGTACAAAAATGGCTGAATGGCGACTAGATAAAAATGTAGAAAAAATGATTTCTGAAAAAGATGCAAGTTTATTGACTTCATACAGATTCGTGTTATATGTGTATAAAGACGGCGAACCTATTCCAATAGGTTTGGTACAAGATGTACAGATTCAAGAAGGTAGAATGAATCAATCAGTAGGTGAAATAGGAAGTTTACTAGCTAAAAATATTCCAGGACCATTTCAAGGGTTCTTAGCTATAAATAAAATCTTGGTGTTTCAAGAAAGTTTGATTTCTGCTACACACGATTTAGGTCCAAATGGAAGCAATTTAGAATTAGATTTATTACAAACTTTTGGTAGACATTCCGATTTCTTATTAGTAGCATTCGACCCAGACCAGCCAGATGAATTAAATACCGATTCTGGTGTAGGTGCAAATATTATCGGAAGAGCAAGAATAAACAAAGCAAAAATTCAAAACAAGAGTTTGTCGGCAATTGCAGGACAACCACAAGTAATAGAATCCGCTACTTTTCAATTTGTGGATATTGAAGATATTTAGGAGGTGGGTTGAGCTATGGCGGACTGGAATCCCACAACACAGTTTGTAAACGGTAACAAATATAAATCAAGCGATTTCGTTAAAGGTAATCATTTTTTATTTATGTTACCAGTCAAAAAACGATCTAATAATAATTCATATTATATAGTAGATGATTTTACGGAAGCTGACGAACTAATGCCGATTGGTATGGTTCAAGATTTAACACTCAGCCAGCAAAAAACTTTACAACGTTTCTTTGAAATTGGTTCTGATGTTTCTGCATTCGCAGAAAATAGGGTAATGGGAGATTTTGGTGTTTCTAAATTATTACTGAGTACAGGAAACATTTTAAAATATTTCGATTTTGTCAAAGGCACTCAAAACGGGTATCAAGTGTATAACGACTCTAAAATTCCTAATAGAAAAATAGTATTCAGTATTCTAAGAACTATATTCGCAAGAGAAGTATCGTTAGTAATTGCCTTATATAAAGAAGAAGGAACTTTATTCAATACGCCAGATGACTCACAAGACACTACAGCAGAATTAATTAAAAACGCTCCGAACAAAATTATTGCATTGCACGATACCTTACTGGATGGTTATTCATTAAGTATATCGGCAAACAACCCTATGGTAGCTGAAAATCTTCAATTCTCGTTTGTTAGATTAGAAGCCATCGGGGCGTAAGTGGGAGGAAAAACCGAATGTTTAATATTATAGGAGAAGTGTTCGACCACTATGACGATTCGTTGGAAAAAGTAGATTCAGTTTTGGTTGATAAAAAAAATATACCAATGTCAAGACCAGATAACGCACAACACGCTTTTGTGATTATTGATAATCAAAACAAAGAGCATGCAAAATACCCTTTAGATTCTAAGGAAAACACTGCTCTATCAATACAATATTTTGTCAAAACGTACGACAAATTACCTGTATCTTGTATGAAAAAAGTTGCTAAACGAATAAAACTAGCAGCTGATAAATTTGGTTTGGAAACACCTGCACTCATACAACAGTATGCGGATATGGAAAGTAATTATAATGGAGAGTTCCCGGTTATTTACTTTCTAAGTGATGAAGAACCAGCGGTATATGAAACAAATATGACAAAAACCGCTGCTAAACTCACAAGCCAACAACGTGAGAATTTACCAGACTCGGTGTTTGGGTTGGTAATTACAAAGAAAAACGGAGAAAAAATCAGAAAGTTTCCTATGCCAGACGAAAGTCATACACGATTTGCAATTAGTATGTTTGCTAGATCACATAAAGATTTGCCTGCAGAACAAAAAAGTATACTCGCAAAAAATATAAAACAGCAGGCAAAGAAATATGGTATAACAATTTCGCCGGATAATCCTTTAAACAAATATGCTTCGTTTAGTCAATATCCAAATAATTTAGATGAAATTATAAATGAACGAATCAAACTAGCTAAAGACAATACTGCAAAAAAAGGATATGAATTACTATATAAAGCGTCTGCAGAACTCTCACCAGAAGAGTTTGGACGAAGAATGTATACGCTTGATAAACTTGCGGCTGTTGACGATTATTATGCTTTAATAGGTACTCCTGAAGAAATTATGAATCCATCTGACAAGCAAGAAAAAATCGAAACAAAAGTACCGTCTTATGCTGAATTAGACGCGAATAAAGAGTTATTGTCAGATGTATTAGATGAAGAAACACTAGATGCTTTAATTGAAAATCCAAAAGCAGTTTGGGAAGAATTACCTGTAGAATTGCGCATAACAATTTGGCAAATTATCAGAGGTATTAACAAATGAGCGAATTATCAATTATAACTAGACCCAACTCAATTAATCCAGAAAAGATAGTGAATTTCTTAAAAGAATTTTTTAAAAAAAAGGGTGTTGAACTAGATATAATAAACACTTCTATAGATGTTTGGGACTATTATATTACTAAATTTTTAGGTGTTAGAATGTGCGAAAGCTTGAAAAATAAATTTCAAGCTTTCCGTACTTTATTAACCTCTAACTTATTCTTTGAGCAATGGCATGTGTTCCATAATGTAGCAAATTTTTTAGTCGATGGATTAGGCATGACAGATGTCCTCGAACCTTTAGAAGATTATGAATTAATGTGCACATTACATTTAGCTAGACAAAAAAGACCTACAGAATTTTTTAATGAAGAAGTAAAAACATATATTAAAATAACGTGGATCTATCAATTGGGTATGTTGCCATCTCACGAACTGTTAAAACATTACTCTATAGATATTCCTATGTCTCCAGAAAGACTGAGTATAGAAGAAAAATATGCTAAAATCAAAGATAGACCAGATATAGAAAAAGTTCTGAACAATGCTGGTTTTTCACCTTTAGAAGAAATACAATTGAAAAAGTTATACGTAATTGATAAGGCTATTAAAGAATTTGATGAATTTTCTATAGAAAGTACTTGGATGTAATTTTTTATTCGAAAGGAGAGAAGCGGCAAGTAATATTTTGAATATAATTTTCAAACTTTCTTGCTGCACCGTTTATGATCGTTTTAAGTGATGTAATACCTACAACAGATTATACTACTGTTAGAAAGAAAATATGGCAAGCGTTTGATCCGTTAAATTTTTATTTGCCTGACGATATACACATGATTATGAGATTATCTCTTTACTTTGTCATGACTAACGACATTGTGAATGGGATAATTACGAAAATGGCTGAATATCCAATTACTGAAATTGTTTATGATACTCCAGAAACAGAATTAAAAGAAAGATACGAAGAAATATTAGAACAAATGGGAATAAAAGAAAAATTGATTGAATATGGAATAAATTACAACACATACGGTAATATTTTTATTTCCATTTTACCACCTTTTAAAATTATTTTTATAAACGAAACTGATGAAGAAGAAATATTAACACCAAAATATGTAAAAGAAAAAGGTGGTCAAGAAGTTCCTAATTGGGAAATAACAAACAATAAACTTTATATATTATCTCCCAAATATAAAAGAAAATGTCCTGTAACCATAAAACAAATAATTATACGAAACTCAGATGATTTTAAATTAATCTTCTGGAATCCTCTGAATATTAAAATTGAATATAATGAATTCACCGATGAAAAGGTGTTTTACTATAAAATTGATCGCAAAGAAAAAACTAAAATAAAAAACGAGGTCGAATTTCTAAAACATACTCCTAAATGGATGTTAGAAGCAATACTCAACGACTATCAATATCTTAAACTGGATAAGAACAATGTTTTGCATGTCAAACATCCTAGCGTGACATCCTATTTTGGTGGTTGGGGATTACCTCCTTTACAACCTGTTATGAACCAGATTATATATCTAAACATATTAAGACGAGCGCAAGCTGCTATTGCAGAAGATCATATATTAACAAAGAGGTATTTAGCTCCACCGACTGAGTTGGTATTAGGAACTCAAGGACCAGCTGGAGTGTTAGGGACAATTAACTTAGCTCAATGGAAGAACAAAATGAGTGAGGCACTTGCTAATTGGGATCGTAACCCTAATTCTATTCAAACGTTCCCTTATCCTGTTATTGAAGGAAAAATCGGCGGGGATGGTCGAGCTTTAATGTTGTTTCAAGAAACCGATGCCATTATAAGTGAAATCATCGCTGGATTAGGTGTGCCTAGAGAATTCTTGTTTGGTGGTTTATCTTGGTCAGGTTCTTCTGTATCTTTGAGAATGTTAGAAAATCATTTTTTGAATTATAGAAGTGGGTTAACTAAAATATTCAAGTTTTTAGTTAAAAAGATATCCAAGATTTCCGGGTTACCGCCTATAGATCTTAAAATGCGAGATTTTAAGATGGCGGATGATTCTATAAGAAAAGACCTTTTAATCAACCTCGCAAATGCATCTAAGATATCAGACAGAACTTTACTTAATGAGTTTGGTATAAAATACGAAAACGAAATCGAAGCTCTTAAAGAAGAAACAAAACAAAAAGTTGAGGTAGAATCTAACAATGCTAGATATCAGATGTTGCAGCAAGCGTTAACTCAAATGCAAGCACAGAATTTGCTAGCAGACGCACAAACACCAGAAATAGAAAATCAAGAACTAGGTGAAATGGCTAATTACATAATGAAAGGTCAATTTGACAAAATCCCTGACACGCTTTTAAATCAATTAACAGAACAATACGCTAATTTAGCTATGAAAAATGTTATTATGAACGATCCACTATTAAGACAATTATTAGGGATAAGTCAACAGGTAAGCAAAGATAATAGTAACAATGATAATACTGGTAATACGGAACAAGAACAAGAAGAAAAACCGAAAGAATCTAATGCTAGTGGGCAAGTTCACAGAAGAAAAATGAACGAAGTAAAACCTTCTCGTGCCGAAACTAGCCCAATGTAAGGTGGTTGAAATGGATAAATCTAAACTTGCACAAGACCCTGCTACCGAGGCTATTTTAAAGGTATACGGGGAAGAAGAATTTATTGACAAAGAAACAAGCAAAGTATACAAATGTGAAGAGTTTAAAATAGCTGATCCTAGTCAAAAGGAACGTTATGAGTATATCATGAATCATCAAGACGAAAAAAAAGGGTTTGTGATTCTTGATAAAAAAATATTCACTTCAACATTAGGTGGAGTAACAATATTTTTGGAATATTATGAAGTAAAACCAAAAGACGAAAAAGTGAACGATTCTAAACAAAAGTCAAACGAAGTTAAAACAGAGATAGTAGAGAATACAAGTACAGATATAACAGAAAATATTGATGTTGTAGAAGATGATGATATAGTGGAAGATACTGTTAAATATAAAATGTTTGCTGAAGAAATTGATCCTATAGACCCACCGGAAGCAGAGATTTTGGTTGAAGAAGAAAACTTTGAAGAAAATATTAAGGAGGAAGAATAAATGGCTGAGTTTCTTGTGAATCTAATTGTTTTTGTAGCAGCGTTGGTTGCAGTGTATTTTGGAAGTAAAATTCCGCAAGATAAAAAGAAGAAGTTTGTTACTTTGGCTGATACAATAAAAATGGTCGCTCAAGATGTAGTAATTGCTGTTGAACAAATATCAGGAAGTGAAAATTTGACTTCGAAACAAAAAAAAGAAAAAGCCTTTTCAATGGCTGTTGATATACTTAAAAACCACGGAATCGATATAAGTAAAAGAGACGCCACATTATTAGATGCAGCTATAGAAGCATCGGTTTTTCTTTTAGACAAACAATTCGGAAAACAGAACTCCTAACAACAGAAGGCAAAGAAACAGGAGTATCCACCACGGTTTTCACACTTGATCCTGGTGAATCTGGAAAATTTAGAGTCAACTACCCCACCCTATAGAGGGTGGAGCTTGTGATTAACAAGCTCAGTTGATTAGCCTCAGCCAGGGGGTATTAACCCTATCGGGCTACGTT